ATGGCAATACCTAAAGAATACCTTGACTCATCATTCGACTTTGGTTTTTCAACCACTGACGATGAAGGTCTTCCCCCTGTAGTACAGTCTCCAGCTGTCACCTCTCAGGAAATCTCAGAACCTATTATTGAAAGAATTCGTAATGTTGAGATTAATCTGGGAGAGGTTTTAAATATTTTAGAACGATTAGAAAATGCATCAACACCTTTAGATACAGATGAGTATAAGGCGTTAATAGAAAAAGATGTTAAAGATAAGTTAGTTGCAGCAGAAGAAGAATTAAGAGTACTTAGATTAGGAATTGCTAAAAGAGGGGCTAAAGAAAGAGCTGCATTAGAGAAAGAGATTGGAATGGCTGCAATAGAAGGAGCACAAAATATTGCAAACCAGATATTTCAAAGGCAAAAGGAAAATTCAACTTTAACTACAAATGCAGAGATAGCAAATATTGAATCATTAAAAGAAAAGAAAATAATATCAGAAGAAGAATTTGCAAAAAGGAAAGCTGACATTATGAATAGGAATGCAGAAACTCAAAGGAAAAATGATTTAGCTCAAATTCAAGTAAATACTGCATTGTCTATTATTAAAACATTTGCTCAACTTGGTTTCCCAGCTGGTATTGTTCCAGCAGCATTAGCAGCAACAGAAGGTCTTATTCAGTATTCATTTGCAGCTTCTCAACCTTTACCTAAGTATTATGCTAAAGGTACAGATAGAGTAACTGGTGGTATTGCTGGTGTAGATAGTGTTAGTGCTATGCTAATGCCAAATGAAGCAGTTATCCCAGCTAAGGCTAATATGGAAAGACAAGGCCTTGCAAAAGCTTGGATTAGTGGAGATTTAGATAAGCATTTAGCTATGAACTATATCAACCCAGCTATTAATGAGGTTAATCGCAAATGGGAAGCATCTTTAAAGCTTAACCAACAAAGTACATTTATCAGAAATGATAACTTTAGCGATAAGAAGATTGTAGGAGAATTAGTTAAATCTAACAGATTAAATAGAGTTTTAATAAATTCACTATCAGATAATAAATCATTTAGAAGAAATAGGAGAAGCTGGAATTGAAAAATTATAGAGTTTACTTAGACAATGTTCTATTAAAGAATATACCAAATGGTTTAGATAAGTTCCAAAAGGAATTTAAAAGAGATAATGACCTTTATGGTATTTACTCTATATCTTCTTATGACTTAATTTTTACTGGAGATGGATATTGTATTCTTAGAGATTTTCAAGATAATATTGATTCTTGTAGTATGCTAATAAGAATAGACCAATATTGTAATAACTCTTGGACAACAATATTTGATGGAATTATAGAAGTTGGCTCTGTTGAAATCAATGAATCTGCATCAGAAGCAACTTGCACAATAGAAGATAACAGCCCTCTTGCTTTAATGATAAGAAATGCTGAAGCTGATATTGACTTACAAACAACAATAGGTTTATATAATAATACAATAGATGCAATAGATGAGTTAAATGTAACTTTAAGTTCTCCTTTAACTACTCCATATAGTAATGTTTATATATATGACTATATTGAAGCATTAAGGGTTGTTTTAGAAGCTATTACTGGTAGAAATGTTAATGTACAAAGTACATTTTTAGCAAAACAACCAAAAGATTGTATATATGACTTAGAGTTTACTGGGGATATGTCGCAACTTGTAGATGCTACAATAACATATAAGAATTTCCAAGGGCAAACAATAACTACAAATCCAATTATTATAGGTGGGGCAACTCAATTATATATTGTTGGTTATTACATGATGCCATTTTCTTTGCATTTGGGTTCAACTCCAACTACATTTGATTATGTACAGAATGCTTTTAAAAATGATTTAGACCATAGGGATTTTTATTATTTTGAAACTAATAATACAACTAAAAAGATAAGGTTATATAGTAATTTGCCTATTGAAATATTAAGTACATCTATTAATTCATTTGATGTAACTGCAACATTAGGATTTACAAAAATACAAGATTTTGAAGATGGTGGTAATAATCCTTGTCTTAGCAATTATAGATTATTTCATTCTCAGAATGATAAGGCAAGATTTAGTGTTAATTTCAAAACGCTAATGTCAGAATTAAATAAATTATTTAATGTTTATTTTGTAGCTTCTTATAATAATCAAGGAGGAATTGACTTTAGAGTAGAGGATTATCAGTATTTTGCTAATGCTCCAGTAAATATTACATTTGATAATGCTCAAGACTTAAAAATAAGCTTTGATGAAGAAAACACAGCTAATTCAATTACTACTGGAGAAGCTACAACAAATAACTTAGGGTCAAGTGAATTTACATTTTCAAGTGAATTTTGTGGTCTTGGTCAGAATTTTGATGCTAAAAATGAATTTGTAATAGGTGCTTGGCAAATATTTGAAGATTTAAAAACACCATTTGATGCAAAGAAAGAGAATGAATATTATATATTAGAAAATTACGGAGATGTAAATTCAGTATTTTTTGCTGGGAATCCATCTGCTGGTTTACCAAATAGGGTTTCTTATGCTTATAATATGCACTATACTAATTATCATAAGATTTATAGACACATGAATAGGTTTAGAAATATGATAAAAGGGAATATATCTGTACCTTGGATTGTTACAGAGCATTTATCTAATATCAATATAGACAATACTGCAAATAATAGAATATTTAAAGTTTATGAGTTTAGTGAATATATGAGCAGAACAGAATTTAATTCTTTAATTGATGCTAATATAGATAAAGTTAAATTCAAAAAGATAAATGATAAAACTTATAGAGAAGGTTTAATTAAAAGCGTTTTTTATAACGATTTAGATGGAAAAGCACAAATAGTAATTTTAGGAGAATGATAACAATACCAGAATCACAAGCGATTAAGTTTCTTGCCCAAGGCGAAGCTAACTTTAATAATTCAGACATCTGTGGATGTAATACTGATGAACAATGGAACTACAAGGTAACTGCTGGAGATGATATATGCTTTCAGTTAAGTGCTGCTTGTGAAGAATCAAGTGATTTAGTATTAAATGGCTCTTTTGAAGAAGCTGGAGATACTGCCAATGATTTTGCTGATTGGACAAGAACTAACGATACAGAAGATACTCAAGTTGTTAGATTTTTAGATAATAATGCACCTTGTGGTAATTATTTAGCAAGATGGACTAATAATGTAGATACTCCTACTTTAGCATCAATTACTCAATCTATTACATTACAAGCCAATAAAACATATAAGTTTTTAATAAAATTAAAGATTGAAGAAAGTGCTTCTCCAACAAATTCTAACGCAGATGCAGTTGTAGTTACTATTAACTCTCAACCTTATTATATTACTCCTACAACTACTTGGACTGAATATGAAATAGTAGCTACTATGGGTGCTACAATAGCAACTAATAGTTTAATTATAGAGCTTAATACTGCATTAGCATTAAATGTATATCGTTTATATGTTGATTGCGTATCAATGATTGAATATGGCGATTGTTGTGTTGTAGGTACTGTAAACAACGGTTGCTTTGAATTAGGTGCTAATGCCAATGTAGAATACGAATTACCAGCTACATTTGATAACTGGAGTGTTTCTGGAGTTAGTGAAAGCTTAACTGGAGGTATTAACAACACAAGATGTATTGTTTTAGATGGCCTTAATTCTTTAATTGAGCAATTTAATGTACTTACTCCTAATACCAACTTTACTATTAGTTTTTGGGCTAAAGCAAATGTTACTGGAACATCTTTACAAGTTTATTCTTTACCATCTGGAATTGGTATATTATCACAAGGATTAACTACTGAATGGGTATTATATACAATTAATATACAGAATGTATCTGATACAGCAATACAATTCATTCAAGATGAAACAGAGAATGTAATATATTTAGATTGCGTTCAAATTAACTCATTACCAGAAATAGAAGTAGTAATACATGATACTATCAATGATATTGATATTCTAATAGAACAAAGTGCTATACAAGCTTATGATAGTGCTATTAATGTTTGTTTTAATGTAGATGACTATGAAATGCCAGATTGTTTTACAATTTGTGTTACTTCTTGTATTCAAAACTTAATTCTTAATGGAAACTTTAAGTTAGGTTCTGGAAATACATTTACAAACTGGACACTTATTGAACAAGCAAATAGAATTAACCATTTGGTTTATTCTCAGCAGTTCAATAATGCAAGTTGGACTAATAATAACATAAATATTACTACTAACTTTTTAGCTCCAGATGGTACTAATACAGCAGAGAAACTAACTCCTAATAACTTAGAAACAGAACATTATCTTAGACAAATTGCAACAGATATTTCTGGAACGCAACATACACTTAGTGTTTATGCAAAACCAAATGGTTATAGCACATTATTAATTTATGATGAGCAATCTGATAGTGGTTCATTCTTTGATTTAGAAAATGGAGCTGTTGGGGGTGATTATGGAACTAACATTCCTACAAGCAAATACATTGTACCATTTGATAATGGATATTATAGATGCGTTATCACTTTTAACTCAACAGAAACAGAAGCAAATATCAAATTATTAGTTTGTGCAAATGAAGGAGAATTAGCATTTGTTGGGAATGGTGGTAGTATGTATTTATTCCAAGCTCAATACGAAGATAATACAAACGCTACTCCTAATATCTTAACTACTACTGACCCAGTTATTACATCTGTTGGAGAAATTATCCAAACCACTACTGGTGGTGTTACTGGAGGTAGAGCAGCTCAAATTTGGGCAGCTTACAATACAGCAAAATTAAGACAAAGTATAACTCTAACCAATGGAATAGAATATAATGTTAAAGCTTGGGTTAAACATGAAGATTTAGATTCAAATCCTAATGTTCAATTTTTATTAAACTCAAGTAATCTTGGTTATTTCCCAATAAGTGATTCATACCAACAAATTGAGTTTAACTTTACAAATAGTGGTACTGGAAGCAAAACATTTGAAATTACTTTAAATACAGATAACCAAAGTGGATTTGCTACTATTGATGATATTATTATCACTCCAGTATCAGCTTTAAATACTTATTGTTCTGAAAGCTTCAAATACTATGAAGAACTTGATTCTTGTGAAAAGGAATTAGTTTGGTATGATAATGAAGATTTTGCTCAAGGTATTAACTATGCTTCTGGATTTAAAAACAGAATGAGAATTACAGCAGCAAGACAAAATCCAACTTATTTAAAATCAGATTTTAGCAAAACTCTAAATGGGGATGTAAGCTCTATAAACTCTGTTAAAATAAGAAAGACTTGGGAGTTTACTATTGAAGCAGTTCCAGAATTTATTTGGGATAGAGTTGCATCTATGGCTGGTATAAGTAATATTGAATATGATGGTGTAGCTATGTGTGCTGCTGATGAAACAGAATTAACTATAAATTGGGATAGAAATTCAAGACTTGCTGCTGGAAACATAACTTTATTACCAGCATCAGAATATATTGTAAATAGGTCTTATAATTGTCCTTAAAATTAGTATATTTGCATTGCGATGTTTATGTGCCATAAATACTCTAAGGCATTAAAGAATAGGGTAATACAACTTTTAGAAGTTAAATTATGTATAATTGCTCAAATTACGGATGCGACCCTTTAGATACCTACGTTCTTAACGAATGTGGCGAGATTCTTTTAGGTGGTTTTGACCAAGCAATCCTTTTAGAGTGTAACCATCAAATTACTGACCCAAGCAATGCAACTCAAGTAAACGCTGCATTAGCAAACGGAACAGCTACTTTGGTTTCAGAAGCATCATTCTCAATCGAAGCACCATCTGCTGTAACAGTTGATACCTTAGTGGCTTGTCAGCCTCCAAGAACTGTAAACTACACCAGAACTGGTATGTATAAAAACCAAAACGTAAACCCTAATAATGTGGAGTTTCATGCTCCAATCTTTAGAGGTAAAGTATTTGGTGGATTGATTATCCGTATGTGTTCAGAAACTGATTCTGGAGCTGGTTATGTTTATTGGATTGATAGCTCAATTACCTTTACTGGTGGAGTTATCGGCCCAGCTAACAATACTGACTTACAGAGATTTGAAGGTACATTCACTTGGACAGCTAAAACTGACCCAGCTATGTACAATGAACCTGCTGGTGTTTTCGCTTAACACTTAAAGAGGGGTCTAAAAAGCCCCTTTTTTCATTTAACTTTATGACCAAAGGAATTTTATTATCTGCTTTCGGCAGAAAAGGATATGCTTACGCAGCATTTAATATGTGTGCATCTATCAAGAACTTCAATAAAGAAGTTAAAGTAGCTTTCGCATTTGATAAAGAAATATTTAAGTATCTATCTCCAGAGAAAATAGCTCTGTTTGATGACTTAATAGAGATACCAAAAGAACAATTTTACACGCATAGAATAGACCCAGCACTCTATAAGACTGCTATCTATAACTATTTACCATACGATGAAACACTTATCTTAGATGTTGATGGATGTGCGTTACAAGACCTCCAACCATTAATTGACAAGTTAAGTCAAATTGATAAACCAATCCAAACGGAAGTTATGGGTATTGGTGGTAGATACGATGATATTAGATATTCTATATGGGCTTCTAATGAAGTTATATGGAAAAGGTTCAACCTTAAAGAAGATTCTATATTACCAGCTATCCAATCTTCATTTATGTACATCAAGAAGAATGAATGCAAAGAATACTTTGAAAAGCTTGAAGCCAACTATAAAGAAGGGATTGAGTTAGATAAGATTGTAACTTGGGGAGGAACTATCCCAGATGAGTTATTTTATAGTGCTACATTTGCACAAATGGGAATAGACCCAACAATAGACATCAAACCTATATTCTTTGGTAATTATTATGCTCCAGAAAGTTATACTGAATTAGGAGAAAAATATTATGTACTTTCGCTTTATGGAAACGGAATAGGCAGAAAAGAAACTAAACAAAGATACATAGATTACTACGATAGAATTATGAGGGTATATTGCTCTAATCAAGGCATACCTCACGACTATAAAGTAAGTTATATAATGACAGATAAACACTTGAATTTCAGATGATTGCATTAACATCAATTTCTCCAAAACACATTAATGAAGATATACAGAACTTAGCCATAAACTCTTGGGTTAATTTAGGCTTTAAAGTTTATTCGTTTAACAACTCTAAAGAGATTGCTATACTTAAAGATAATTACAAGAATGTAACTTTTATAGAAAGCAGAAGTGGAGAGGAAAAGTTTGGAAGGCCTTTAATCTATTTAGATACTTTATTAGACTTTGCTAAGGCTCAAGATGACACAAATATTTGTCTTATCAATTCTGATATTATCCTAAATGATAGCTGGACATTATTGCCAGAGATTATCGAAAATTTACCAAACAGAGCAACTATTGTCAAAAGGAGAGATTTCATAAATGATATAAATGATAGCAAAGTATTTGAAAGTGGTATAGATGTATTCTTTATTCATAAAAATTACATAGATTTGATACCGAAGTCAGAATTTGCTATTGGAGCTTGTTGGTGGGACTACCATGTTCCTTATTCGCTTATGAAGGCTAATATACCAGTTAAACATCTTAGAGAGCCATTTGCTTTCCATAGATTACATAATACCCAATATCCTATGAAAGAGTGGGAAGCTTTAGGACACGAGTTTAAACATTTACACAATGTTAAAGCCAGAAGTATAATGCAATTAAATAATATAGTGTATAATCATATAATGGAAAATGTTAAATGACAATATTTATAAAGACTTGGAAGAACGACCTAAAATGGCTTAAATACTGCCTTAAATCAATAGAAAAGTACGGTAGTGGATTTGATGTGTTAATTGTTGCAGACTGGGATTGCAAATCTGAGATTGAATCTTGGAATTTAACAAAAGAGGTTGTACATTACTGTAAGCCTAATTTTGATGGTTATTTATATCAACAATACATCAAGTTAAGAGCATTTGATTATACAGATTCAGAGTTTATTTTATTTATGGATTCAGATTGTATTTTCACAGAACCTACAAAGCCAGAAGATTTCTTTACTGATGGTAAACCAAATATGCTAATGACACCTTACGAGGATATTCCAGAAGTATTATTTTGGAAAGAAGCTACTGATATGGCCATAGGTTTAGATGTTAAATATGAATTTATGCGTAGGAATGGATTAGCTTACCATAGAAGCACTTTAGTTAATTTATGGACAAAGTATTCAGAAAGATTCTTTAATCAGCTTAAAAGAACCAGAAATAGGCAATTTAGCGAATTTAATCTTATTGGTGCTTATGCTTTTGAATTTGAACAAGAAAAGTATAATTTTGTCAATACCAGAGATTCTATTCCTCATCATCCAGTAAAACAATTCTGGAGCTGGAGTGGATTAACTGATGAAGATAGAGAAGAATTAAACAGACATATATGAAAATCCTAAGAAACGATTTAGCCGTTTTAGAAAACGACACACACATTAGCAAATGGGTAGAGCAACACAATTCTTTAATCCATAACAAATCATTAGCTCAAGAGCTTAAATTCTACCTTCGTAAAGATATGACCGTAGTAGAGATAGGTGCTTTCATAGGGGACAATACAGCTTTCTTAAAAGACTTATCAAAATGGGTTATTTCATTTGAACCTAATCCAGAAGCATTTGAATGTCTTGAGCATAACTCTCAATATTGGGATAATGTTACTTTGGCTAATTGTGCTATTGGCTCAAAAAAGGGCAAAGTTGATATTAATAGAAATGAGAATGTAGGTGCAAGTATGTGCGTTGAAGGCTCTCAAATAGATGTTATAACCCTTGATTCACTCAAGTTGGATTCAATGGATTTTATGATATTAGACTGCGAAGGCTGGGAATTAGATGTATTAGAAGGGGCTGTGGAAACCATAAAGAAGTTTCAACCTTTGATGCTAATTGAAATAAACCGAGGAACTTTAGAGAAATTTGGGAAAAAACCACAAGATATATTCGATTTTCTTAATAAATTAGGTTATTTTTGTAGGAACTTATATGCAAATCTCCCAATGGAAGGAGAACAGTATGATATTTTATGTTTTAAATCAAGTTACAATGGCTAAGAAAATTAAAAGACCAACTACTAAAACTTGTTCAGTTAGACCAAGTATTAAGAACTGCCGTAAAGGTAAAGGTTGTATGAGTACATCTCACGAAGAAATGGTTTACAAAGGAAGTAAAATAGCAGCATAAGACAATGTACAGTATAGAAGAAATTTCAGCTATGATTCAGCGTGTTTCAGCTCTTGCTATTGAAGCAGAGAAGGAACGCAATAAAAGAGTGTATAATAGCGAGGTCGCTATGCTTTTTGGTAAAGACTATGTAGAAGTATTGCCAGACTATTATGAAGGCTATGATGAAGCAGTAGAAGATTATGAAGCTATTAGAGTTCATAGTGAAAAGAACTGTTTCCCAGCAAGATTGTTTGCTAATCGTGCTCCTAATCAGACTGAACAAGCTGCTCATTGGATTAAGGATAACTATAAAAATGTTACCCAACCAGTATTCGTAGATTTCTTAAATACTGTACTTCGTGCTACACACGACCAGAATTGGAATATCCATTTTAGTCCAGATGCTCCAGAATTTGAGCAAACTGGTTTAACATTACAAAAATATTTAGAAGCAAACATTGATGACTACACTTCTATTGAATCATTCTTTAAACAAGTAATGTTTACATTACAATTAAAGGATGCAATGGGAGTTATTGCAGTTAGACCTAAATCACTTCCAGTTACAGAAGATGAAGAAGGTAATTATGTTTTAGATTCAAATAAATTAATTGAACCACAACCATATTACTTTACATCTAAACAAGTAGTAGGATTTGAAACTGGTTATTGTATTGTTGAAACAAACGAACATTCTATTGTAGAATATTACGGAAGTAAAAAAGAAAAAGGTAGAATCTATGAGTTTTACGATGACCAGAATATCTGGATTTGTAAGCAAGTAGGTAAATATGTAGATAATCAATTTGAGATTGTTTTATATTACAACCACGGTTGGGGTAAAGTCCCAGCTACTCGTTTAAGAGGTATTCCAGTTATTTATGAAGGAAAGGTATTATACCAATCTCCTTTCTTATTTGCTACTGACTTATTAGATTTAGTTGCACAGAATAGTGCTTACAAACAAGCAAGTATTGCTAAATGCGTATTCCCAGCTACAATTATGTTGGGAGATATTTGTGAGTTTGAAGAAAATGGTAACAGATGTAACGATGGTGTTATTGGTTACAATGATGAAGATGGTTTCTACCATTCTTATTCTTGTCCTAATTGCCACGGAGTTGGTTTAGTTTCTCGTTTAGGCCCATTGGAAACAATGTTAATTAAACCAGAAGTTAGAGGACAAAACGAAAGTGAATTGCGTTCTTCTCAAGAGCCATTAAAATATGTTTCTCCAGAAGTTCACACATTACAATTCTTAGAGGAATCTATTGATAAAACAGAAATGAAGGCTCGTAAGATTCTTCACTTGCAGACATCTAACTCTGATATTAAGGGTTATGAGAATATGACTGCTACTGGAACTGTATTAGACAATAAAGCTGCATTTGCATTTATTATGCCTATTGCACATACTGCATTTGAAACATTTGAATTTATCATTAATGCTATTGGTTGGATGCGTTACAAGAATGATTATGTAAAGCCTTCTATTGCATATCCACAAAGCTTTGATATTGGAACTGAAAGAGATATTTTAATGACTATCTCGGAAATGGTTAAGAACCAAGTTCCAGCAGTATTGATTCACGCAGAGATATTCAGATACTTAAAATCAGTATTCTACACAGATGCTAAAACAACTGCTGTTTATGAATTAATGATTAATACAGATAGGTTATTAGTTTTAAGTGGCGATGAGGTTATGTTAAGACAAGCTAAAGGTCTTGCAGAAAGATGGGAAGTTATCTTGCACGATTCATTTATGTCATTCGTAGACCAAATGATTGCTTTAGAACCAGATTTCTTAACTCAAGAATTTGAAGTTCAAAAGACTAAGATAGTTGATATGGCTAAATTGAAAGCTAATCAAATAACTGAAAGTAATAATGTTTCTGTACAAGGTATTGATTCAATGATTCAATAATGACTTTAGAAGAAATCATAAAGCTTAAATTATCAAGGTTAGATGATATTCCTACTGCATATACTAATGGTATAAAAGATACGCAGAAGGAAATTATGTTAGAGATGTTGGATTCTTTAGAACAACTAAAGAGGGATGAGAACGGAAACATAAAAAGAACTCAAGCTAACCTATCAATCATTGAGGATATTAATGATGACCTACAAAAGATATTTAAGGCTTCAGAGTACCTTTCTTTGACTTCAGTATTCTTAAAAGAGTTTGATGAACAAGCAAAAATAACAGATGACTTCTTTAAGAAAGCATTTGGAGATTTTGAGGTATCTTCTTTTAATTTAAAGGCATTAGAGGTAAGCCGTAAACAAGCATTTGAATTAATGGCTGGTCAATCTTATTTGACTTCTAATCTATACAATCCAGTAAAGAATATCCTAACAGATGCAGTAGTTGCTGGAGATGCCTACGGTAAGACAGTTAAAGCTATCAGCCAAGCCATACAAGGCGGTACAATCAACGGAAACAAGTTAGAGGGTAGATTGTATCGTTATGCTAAACAAATGGCTTTTGATACCTTCGCAGTAGCTGACAGAGGCTATACTAATAACATAGCTCAAGACTTAGATGTAGAATGGTATGCTTATAGAGGTGGCCTTGTTGAAGATTCAAGACAATTCTGCATTACTCGTAACGGAAAATACTACCATAAGAAAGAAGTA